TATCCTCTTTGTGTATTCTGTAAATCGCCATTATTAATTTTCTCCTTTTCTTTCCTTTGTACACCGTACTTTTTTCGAGCGTACTCGAATAAACCCTACCTTTCCGCAGGGTTTATTTAAGTCAAATTGCACAATTATTGTTTTTTCTTCATCAGTGTACTTCCGGTGAAATACACTGATTCTACAACTATTTTGTTTGAATAGTGCTTAACACCATCTTTTTCGTAGTTGTTGTTCTTAATTGCACCTACAAATGCGACCATGTCACCCTTTGAGAAGTTTTTTTCAAGAAAATCCGCATTGTGTCCCCACAATTCGCATTGAATGAAATCTGTGTCATACTCATTTTTAGCATTTTTGAAACGTCTTTGTACTGCCAAAGACACTTGAATAACGGTACTGTCACCTGTGTACTTCTTTTTTAAGTCGTTACAAATACGACCTATCAGCATTACTTTGTTCATTTTTCTCTCCTCCTTTGCTTGTCCAACCGTAGGAGCATTATGCTCCTTTTTCTTCTTCCTGTGCCAATCTTCGCTGACGTGCATTGAACAAAATAGTGGTTATTTCATCAATAACCTTTTGATGCTCTTCCGGTGGTGGGTTAGGATTTCCAAACATTCGTAGTCGCCCCGTTTCGCCGATTTTTTTCTCTTGCACTATTTTGTCGTCGGTCAATTCGACCAATGTAAAACCCTCACACAATTTCATTCCAATCACCTCACTTATTTTTATGTTTTCCCTGTTTTGTCCTATTCCGAAAGGTGCTTTTTTACCCTCTCACTATTTAAGTCCCTATTTTTCACCGTTTTTCTACCTTTTCATAAGCAAATGGCGGTAATTTTTTTAATTGTCATTAAAATCAATACTATAACCGCCTTTAATTGCACCAAAACTCTGCAATTCGGCAACTATTGATAGCATGGACGAAATATCGTCCATGATTTCACTGACACGAAAATCCTGCATTTTGTCTTGAATTTTCAATGCGTCATACAGTTCATCTGAAATTTGCATTGTAAAACTCATACTTTTTTTGAATATAGTATCGTATTTGAATGTTACAGTTTTCATTTGCAATACGCCACCAAACTGCAACCAATGACGATACACGCCCAACCGATAGTTATCATTTTTATTTCCCCTTTCCGTCACAGGTTCAAGAGAGCCACCCTCCGGTCAAAACATTTTTTGAGGTGATGCCTTGAAACAGACTTTCTAAAATTTTATATATTTCTACATTCATATGGAGTGAGTGGCTCACCTCAACCTGTGATTAAATATTTTTC